TTATTTAAATGTCCATTCACCATTGCCTAAAACATGAAAGGCGCCGTGATTGCGGCACGGCGCAGTGATGACATTGCGCCGTGCCGCAAATGTTCTCCGCCAATCCTTATCCAAAGGCTGTACGCCAAGCTCCTTATGTCGGAATTGTCTCTTCAAACGCCCGGGGGTACAAAACGGCGTTGGCCTTGAACGCCATAGGGGCATGGCAGTTTGGCATATCTCGTAGCGCCATGCCCCGCCCAAGCTCTTGCTGATACTGAAGATTGTCCTCGGCTGAAAAAGCCAAACCGAGGGAAACAACTGGCAGCACCGTGCGGATTTTCTACGCCTACATTGCGATATGCGCTGTTCTGAGTGGCTTCGCTCTTTGGAGCCTGTTCCTGCTCGTCTCGCCGCCGGAACAAGCTGCACGGCCAACAGCGGGATTTTCCAATTCGGATTCGGTCGGCAAGCCAAACAAAGGCGCGCGAAACTCGTGCGCGATCGGCGGCATATGCCCCTGAAGACTGACGCCGGGTCTGTTTGCGCCATCCGGCGAAGGGTAAGGTTCGGGAAAACGTCCCTTGATGAAGGACAGCCCGGATGTGATGGATCGAAGACAACCTCTCAATTGTGCCAGCTAGAGGTTAAAACTCAGTCCAACCTTGATGTCCTGGGTTTTTAGCTCGGTCGGCTTTCGAAAAAAAACTGCCAAATCCGAGTGTTGCATATCTGGCGTCACCAAAATCGGTATACCGGTACTCAATTCGGCTGTTGATCCGATCTGTGCGACGCCCATGCCGACTGTCGATCCCACCTGCACCTTGGAGCCCGCGACAACGGCCCTGTCCGGTCGTTGCCGCGATGATCGGATCAATGAGGCAAGGTTTGCAACTTCTTTGAAGTCGGTGGATCATATTTTGCCGACCGTCCAGGAGCATTCAAACCGGCCTGTTTGAAGATTTGATCATGACCACCAATCCCGAACCCTGCCCGGTCTGCGGGCAACCGAAATGAGCTATAACGATGCGCATATGATGGTTATAATTCGGCTCGGACAGCGCGAATCCTAGTCCGAATGGATGATGGTCACTCATCGTTCGACTTAAATGAATGTGGCAATGTTTCACCGCTTGCCGAAATATGCTATCCTGTTTCTACACATTGAGTACGCATCCCGCAGTGGACTGCCCCGTGGCCAGCGTCTTGCAGCGTCTGCTCACCCGTTGAACTCAAGTGCTGAAAAGCGCGGTGGAGGAGAATGCAATGCATTACAGCGTGCAGTTTTTCACCTGGACCCCTAAGCAGGGCGTCCATCAGGTCGGGTCGACTATTGAAATCGATGCGGTCAGTCCGAAACTGGCCGCCGTGTCGCTGCTGGGGCTACGGCTGGACGAGACCGGTGTAGCCAAGAAACTTGCGGTGCGCGTCTGGAATACGCCAGATGACAGCAAGGCCGATTGTGCCTGCTTCTATTATCATTAAAGCAAATTGCTGCCCTACCCCACGATAGGCTGCCATGGAGAGCGGATAGGCTTCCAGCCGTCTATTGTCAATTGACGTGTGCCTTGTCGCTAAAGAGCGGCGGGTATGTTTGTTCTAACTCTAGGCGGATCGCTATTCCGACGCCGCGCGATCCTTTGGGAACCAAAGAAAAGGCTGCGTTCTTCCTGATATAATTTCAAATCTGTGGGAGATTTGGAGGCCTCGCCCGGGGTCGAGCAAATCAGCAATTTCAATATCTTGCCGGCGGATATTGCCACACTTGGCAGAAATAATTTCCTTTGATAATCAAAAGCGACTGCCACACCCAGCCACACCCAAGAGTATGTTTAGGCTTTGCTTAATTCCTTGCCTGGCTGGGCATCTGGCCCGATTATCTCTGGTCTCATCTCCCCGTTGATATGTTGACCTGGGCGCCGAAGCGACGGGTGCAGCGGCAAGCCGCTACAGTTTTAAGCAGGCTTTTAGTTTTTTCTCGTAATCGGTCGAAGGCTCCGGCGTGTTTAAGCCGCATGCGAAAAGAATAAAGGGGTCAAGCCGCCTACCGTTTTGTAACCCCAACTTCGTTTCCAGCGTCTCCAGCTTCCCTAACATATCGAGCCCAGACCACAGATATTGAAGATACTGCGCGTTTACATGAACTCTAACCGCCGCGTTGGAAGCAAATTCGTTATATAGGCCGTATTTTTCAACGAGCTTTACAACATAATCGATGCTGTTGGGGCTTGAAGCTTCTGAGCACCCGCTCCGGAAGTAACGGGCTGCTGTTGCCTCTGACGTTGCTGCAAGCCGCGCATCATGCATGGCATAAGCCAGGCGATTGAGGGCAATTGACCTCGGCGTCGAAAAAACATCGTTGGCTAGAATAGGTAGATTGATAATTTCGGTTGCGATACCTGAACCTTCAAATGCCGGTCCTGTGTCAGCTCCATAGACCGTTAATATTTGGCCACTTGATGCCCTTGCAAACTCCATCGCGTGACGAAGTTCGTGAAGTATAGTGCTGTAGTGTTCATATAGTGTGCGTGAAGTACCAATACCTATATTGATATTTCCAGGGTATGTTGTGGTAGAGTTGGACGAAGTTGTAACTTTAATACTTATTCCATGGTAAAAATTTTTTGGATTATTAGGATAATAGTTATAGTTTTTGGCCACCCAATCCTTTGTCTTTTCGAACATGTCGTTTATTTTATCGATATCTTCTTTGCGAATTTGCTCGTCGGGTTGATAGCCGCCGATCTCAACGACATCCTCCCTCCACGCAGCATCCCATTTATCCCGCAATGATTTACCGGAGTTTGCGTCAATAACTTCGAGCATCGCTGGGATTATATCCTTGTAGGCACCGAAAGCTGACGATTGCCGCAGCGCCTCCTTTATTGTCTGCCGATCTTGCAAGCTGAAATCTGCAGGATCGGGAAAGACGAGATCCAGGGCGGTGGAGGCGGAGTCGCGAAACTGAAGGGTTCGATCCGCGATGTATTCGCCAACTTTCTCATTATAAGATTCCAATGACGAGCTTTGATCATTGTTAAATTGCTGATCGGCCGAAAATGCTGTCCAAACCAGCTCGCGATCACCCTCTGTATAAATTGTGCATTTCTTTTTTGAGTCCGGTGATGCCTCTATTCGTTCTATCCACCAATTTTTAAATAATATCATAGCTTTAGCGGTGTCGTTGACTGCAGGGTCTCCCACCAACTTTGCAACAAATGAAGGGTTCGTCACATTGCAATATTTTTTTGCTGAGTTCCATGTACCGACATCTTGCCATTTGAGCGGCATGTTGTTTAGAAATATTGCGTTCGCATCTAGTAATACCTCATCATCATTCTGGTATATCTCTGGACGCTTTTGCTCTAGCTGATACCCTCCGAGAATATCATAGTTCCGGATCATCAATTGGCAGGCGCTGTCATTGTCAGCCCCTCCCCAGCTATCCCCAGTAAATGCGCCTGCTGAATAGGCGCGCATTTTGTAAAGAGCTTCTTCTCTGAAATGAATCTCAGTGGGACTGAGATCGTCATTTGCCAAGCCTCGCAATTCATCTGCAACTTTGAGGGAATAATCTTTAATGTCCGCGTAGGACTTTCTCTCGGGAAGTCTAATTGAGCCAAAAGGTGACGTACCGTCCCAGTCAAGGTTCTCAACTGCGCCGCGGGGGTATCGTAGTGTCGCTCGCTTCGCGGCATACTCTGCGAGGTATGCTTTTTTCAAAGCTTGCCCGAGGTCCTGATTTTTTATCGTTGAGAGCGGGTTTGAAGCACCCGCCGCGGAGGTGAATCTGGCCAGAAAGCGATTGATGTTCAAGTTCATCGCAGCCGTAGGGCATCGCAGCAGGTTTTTTTCTTTCGAGGCCAAGCACTTGCGTCCCATTCGGAACTAAAGTGCGATAGTCGGGTTTCAGCAAGTACTGAAAGTTGAGATTGCGTTTGCTTCGGCAGATCATCCCATCGAGTATCGATGGGCAAAGGCTTCAGTAGTTTAGAAATTATCGTCCCGTCGGAAGCTGGTGTTGGATGCAGTTTTTTGTATTGACAGTCTTGCGATGCGAATGTTGGTGAAGCAAGCAGAACGACTGATACTGCGGTTACAAGGACTGTAAATGTACGCATGGCTCCCCCTCCTTCTGGATATTAGCATCTAGTATCTACGCAAGGGCGAACAGGTTGCAACGTTTTTCGTTGCGACACGCAATGGTTTGTTCTCGTTTGAACCGGCGCCTACGAACCCAGCAATCGCGGGAGTGGTGAGAGAGACATGACGGACTATGTAGGCCTTGCGCTGTCATCATCCTTATGATCGCCGCCCTAGCTGCGATTCTGGTTTCCCTAGCCATGCAAACCGTACAACTTTTCGGATGGGGTTGACTCTCTTTATGTTGAGAACATAATGAGAACTCTTGCGTCGGATGCGGAACGCCGATCTGAAAATCCATGCACGTTTGATCCATTGCTCGGGCACTGTGGAAGAGGGAAAGCTATGCCTACCATCAGCGCCGCAGCGCACGATATCCAATATCCTGGCCAAGTTGACGATATTGCCGCCGCCCTCGCCTTCCACCATGGTGACGTGCGTGCCACCGGAGCCTTGCTGGCAGATATCAAGTTTCTGAAGGAACAGCTGGCCATCACTCAGGTTGGGATGAGCATAGGCTTCGCCCCGTACTCTTGATGGCCTGCGTAAGCGGCCGTGTAGCCGAAATACAGGTCGTCTTCTAACGAGGCACCCGCAATGACCGCCTCGATGATCCCGAAATCGAACTTATAGGTTCGGCCCTCGACCGGCTTGGCACCAGAATGGATGCTCGGCATTGTTGCCGTCGAGGCCATCAGCGATTGCTGCAAAAAACCTGCCGCGAACGGCATCCGTCCACCTTCGATGTCGAGGGGCTGCATTTCCTTCACCCACATCGGCGGCGTTCTGGTTCCGCACGGCCTCGATGGCTTCCGGTAACTTTCCCGCGAAGTTGGCAACGGCGGCTGCAAATGACAGCGCAGCCATTAGGCAGCTCGTGCCCGATAACGGCGCAGGCCAGCCGCAATATAGTCGATGTCGTATTCCAACCCGGCACTTGCAGCCGATCTTGTGCCTTGCCGGCGCCTTCGGATCGTGAGGATACATCAGCATCGTTCCGTCTGGTGCTACGAATGGGATGTCGAGCGGTACGGCATTCTGTGTGGCCATCTGAACATGCTGCATACGTGGGTGTTCAGAGCCCGAATGCTTCCACTTCTTTGTCACATCTTGAGCGGTGATCTTCCCCGCCTCGATCTGTTGTCGGATCGCGTTGTCGCGCACGGAAAATAGGGCGGTGCGCGTTTCCTCAAGCCTGATCATCTCGCCGCGGAGCAACAGGTTTTTGTCGGACAGGCGCATGACGATCTTGCGCGCAATTTCCGCGTCGACAGGCTTCCCCTCACGAATGGCTCTGGCCACAGTTCGGTCGAACCGCTTTAAGGTCAACGTACTTGCTCATGGCCACCGGATCGCCGGACAAGAGGTTTTCCTTTGCTCTGGCGATGAATTCCACCTGTCGGCTCGTAAGGCCGATATAGCCGCCTTCCCGTCTACCGGTGATCCGGTTGAGCGTGCCGACAACGTCCAATGCCGTTTTCGTTGGGTTCTGGCCCTTGGACAGCCCCGCCTCGAAGCCCATGCGAAGGGCCTCCCGTTGATCATCAGTAATATTGGAGACCAGAGTAGCCGATTGCTCGCGGATAAGTCGCTCGGCTTCTGAGTTTCGCACTCCGAACTGGAAGAGTACCCGCATTCCGTCCGGTGAGATCAAGAAAGGCAGGCTCTGCGCCATGTTGATGCCGCCGGCGTTGAACGCTTCTCGAAGGGACAGTTCCAACGCCGCGAAAGCCTCTGGCTCAAACTGTAGGGCAGCCACCGTGCTGGCAATATCGCCGCGCTCCAATCGGTCTGCGATCGCCTTGAGCACGATGGAGGATTTGGTCGTCTCGATGGCTTCGCGAAACGCTGCGGCAACCTTTGGCTCATACTGGGCAAGAAGCTTGTCAAAGGTCATAATTCCCTACCTGTCATGAAAAAAAAGCCCGCCGAAGCGAGCCGTTTGTAGGTTTCAACTTCGGTATTCCAACTACGCTGGAAGCAGGTAATTGCACACAATCTCGGGCCGCCCACTTGTTTTTACGGTGGCTGCCTTTGTAGCACGATACACAGCGAGATAGTTTTGGAGGGCAGGTACGGCAAGCATTTCCGGACGAGATAGTTGCTGCTCGACAAATCCTGAAACGGTGTTGCCGCAATCCCAAGATCCGTACTTAAGTTCAGCCAATGAAATTTCTAGCAGTACTCCGAGCGGAGCCAATGCATAATCCGCGCGACCCGTATTATATCTCTTCCATGCCACGGTAAGAGCATTCCTGTAATGCTCACGAGCTTTCAAAATTCCAGTAATTCCATCCCGCCCCAATGTATTAGCGGCTAATCCGATGTAAACCTCTTGAGGCTCAAGGTTCTCTCTGTCCGCAGCGACAAGAGCTGACTTATAAAATCTCTGACCATCGTCAAATTTACCAATCACAGTAGCCATTTGAGCCAATGTTAAATTCTCAAGATAACTAGACCCATTAAGCACATAGTCAGGATATCGGCCAATCTTATCGAGCTGATAACTAATTTGTACCTGGCTGATTGTCGTCATCATGATGCCCGATTGGCCGCCAATGGACGATTGAGACTGCGCGAACTCCTTATAAACACGTGTCATTTCGCCTATGGCAACTTTTAGGCCCTCTTCCATTTCTAACTGACTGCTGAAATATGCACGCCATAGTTCACTTGGAAACGTCCAGGAAACGGAAATTATCAATGCTAAAACACCGCAAACATTCGCAGTGCCGTTCCATGTGGCCTTAATACGTTCCTTTACGCTGGCCTTTGCAGTCAGGCCCTTGTCATCTGCACCATTGTTTTCCATTGCGCCCCCGCACCAAATTTGATGGATGGACCAATAGATACGCAATTTCCCGCATTACGCGAGTGTTTGCTGGAAATTATATTCGACCCTGAGCAACGAAGACGACGTTGGTCACGCCGTCGAAATTGTAGGGATCGATGTTCACGATCTGGTAACCTTTGCCCCCGACCGTCGCGATGTCGTCAACCTGGGGCGTGATCGCTAGCCCAACCGCTGAGATGTAGATTTGCACGTCGCCGGTCTTGATCAGTGTCCCGTCGATGTTTCTGGCTTCGTATGCCATCGGCACCAGCGTGGCCGGATACGCTGTTTCCAACGGATCGCCGCCGTTCACCTGGTCTGGTGGGACAATGCGCGTCACGGTGCCTTGCAGGCCAAACTTTTCGATGAGCCGAGCTGCTGTGTCTCGCGCTTTCGAATAGTTGAATTTCATCGCGTACCTCTCCGGTAGTATTAGGTTGGGCTAAAATATAGCAGCAACGATTGGCTGCACTGTGGTATGCTCTCCGTAACCAGGGAGGGAACGATGAAACTGTCGACTTCTGTACTCACTGCTATAGTGCTTGTTCTCCAGCCCACGCTTGCTATGGCCGGGGAGCAATTTGCGACGGTTGAAGCAAGTACCTTGTCGAATAATCAGATTGTCACGGGGTCGCTCTACTCCAGTGAAATCGATAAGGCGCAAGACGGAACCTATGTCGTTCACGGGTATATGGTTGGTTCAGGGCGCACCATGGAGGTGGAAGCTCGGATCCCTGAAGGAGGAATAGAGGTCCCGAAACAAGGCCTGACAGTAAATGGTGCGTCGCTCACCCAGCTCCATTCCTATGAATTCAATACTTTGCAAACGAGAATTACAAAGAGCTTTTACAAGGTGGATGGTGCTGCATCTGGGGCAATCACAGTTACCGATGACCCTCTACCCATTATCGGTTGGCTTGTTATCGCGGGCGTTACGATGATACTTGTTCCGGCTGTCGTTTGCTTGGAGCAGGAAAACAAAAAACTGCTGATTAAGGTAGGGCTCAACTCAGACAACCGTCCCGAGGCCGGGCTTGAGTGTGTGCCTGCAACGTAAAGCGGTCATCAGACCACCAGCATCCCCGGCAGGATCGGGATGAGGAACGGCCAGAGCAGCCCCTCGATGGTGGTGACGACCGGCGTTGCCATGGCGACGAGATCGGCAATGTTCGTCGACGAAGATACCGAATACTCGACCTCAAGCTGCCCGATCTTCTCGCGCTTCACCGTTGCGGATCCGGTCACAACCGGCGACAGGCTGCCCGGGTTGGTCAATTCGAGGAAAGCCGCCTCATAGCTGGCGTTGACTATGGCAACCGGGATTTCACCGGTCGGGATCGCTTCGCCATAAAAGGTGGAAGCTCCTGTCCTTCCCCATGCCCGTTCCTGCTCGTACCCACCGGTGCGCGTGCCAGAGAAGAACCGCTCATACCGATCGATCACCAGCGAACCGCGCTGACAGGCCGCCGTGATGTCTGCCTCTTGGGTGCCATCGGGAATGACATAGCCGGCAGCCTCGGCATAGGCGGTAAGGCCTGCATTGTCGCCATATCCAGCCATGTCTCATCCTTGCACTGTATATTAGGTAATTACAAATCATTGAAAGGCAAAGTTCTCGGGCATGGAACTACCGGCAGATGAGTTTTGAGTACTGCCGGGACTTGAGGGCTCGCCAACCTTCTCTTTCAAGCGAGCCCTCTTCTTTCAGGCCAGCTTTGCGTCGATCAGTTCTTTCAGCTTCTCAGTGCTGATGTTCTTCGGATATTCCAACCCAAGTTCGGCTGCCTGCTTCTTGAGATCGTCCCGCTCCGAGAGCTTCGGATCGTCGTCTTCAACGCCGGTCACGATGAGATGTTCGGCGTTGATCCAAGCAACGACGACGGGATGATCCCTCACGGTATCCCAATCGGCCTGCTCAACATCGAGCGAGGACTTCCCGGCAATGACCGGGCCGCCGGGGATGCCAAAGCCGCCCGGCCGGGTGTTTTCGAGTTTGACCATGATCAGATCCCATCCAGATAGCGAACGGCACCCGGGCGGCGGATTTCGACGCCGCCGAGACGGAAGATGCCAGGCACCTCGAACTTCAACAAGCGGCGCTCCGCCTGTAGGTGCTCGCATTCAGCAGCGCGTTGAATGCGCGGCTCGTGCTGTCAGCGTCGTCGTCATGCTTGGCTTCCGGAAAGCACTTCTAGTGCCGCGAACCACGCGTTGTTCCAGGGAGCGCGCAAGATCACCACGTTCCCCGCTTCCGCCTGAGCGGAGAACGGGCTGAACCGCGTGATCTTGTCTCCTGATTCCGGAGTTGCTCGTACATTAAAGCCGGAAAGCATCTTCGTCAGGTTGGTGACCTGCGACTTGCCTGCCTGCCCCGGGTCCTGTGGCAGCGATATCTGCGTTTCGATCCCGTCGGCGTCGGCCGTATTCTTTATCAGCCGCTCGACGCCGGACGGCGACAGGAAGTCCGTGACGTGATGGCCAACGATATAACTGCCGTCCGGCAACTTGCCGATCTTCGTGCCGGCCGTTGCGTCCGGATCATTCCCTTCGATTTTCGGCGTAGAAGCCAAGTCCCACCCGCGCATCCACCGGACACCAGCTGGCACCGTATCGACAACCCGGCACCATCCGCGCTGGAACAGCAGGCCAGCAGCGGGCCGAATTTTCCAGTTGCCGCCAAGGAGTCGTTCCCGCTCGACCGTGGGCAGCGCCATGAGGCTGGCAAGGTAGCTTGGGTCTGCCGCCATAAGCGCGCGGTTGTCGCTGAGCTTGGCCGGGATGAACGTTACCGACTTTGGCGGGATCGGCGCTTCAATGCCGTCCTCATTCGGCGCGGTGTAGTGGGCAAGCTCCTCCGGGTGCTCCCCCAGATGATGGCGTCACCGATACGGACGAACCAGCGAAGCACGCCGGCACGCGACGGGATTGGTAGGCCCGTATCCTGATCGATCCACCAGGCGATGAACTCGGCGACCCAGCTGTCCGCATCTGGGTTGCATGTCGCCCTGATGTAGGGCTTCACCCCACTCATCGAGCGGTTACGCGAAACCATGTACCAGAACTGCTTGGCGCTGAAATGCGTCAGCTCGTCGAAGCAGATGAGCGGGATCTGCGAGCCCTGCCAGTTTAGGACGGTCTTGTCATGCTCGAGGTGAGCGAACGAGACCGATGCTCCGGATGGGAAGTTCCACTGCAGCACATGCTCTTTCGGAGCCGCGCCGATTGCGGGGTAGAGCTTCTCGCTCTCATCCCAAAGGCCACCCTCGTTTCGAACTTGCACTGTGGATCGCCGGAAGAACACGGCGCCGAACTGCGAATTGGCCACATGGCGCAGCGGTTCCATGAGTAGTGCCCACGTCTTGCCGCCGCCGGCCGAACCACCATAGATCGCAATATCGGCCGCTGACGCCAGAAAGGCCATCTGTGGCCCCGGTTGCGGCCGGATGATTGTCTGGGCTGCCGCGCCCTTCTCAGTTCCTGCCATTGTCGGGCAACTGGAAGATCGTCACCGGCGACACTGGCACCGGCAAATCCTTTCCGTCCTTCCCTGTCAGTTCGCGGCGGTTCGTGTAGCTTCCGCCTACTTCCTCTGCAGCCTGCTTAAGAAGCGACGACGCGAGCACCATGTTACCGCTGTTCTCAGCCTTGTCTGCCATGCGCTGCAATGCGCGGAGACGAACGGCCCGATGGCTGATGGCGATGGACGCCGTGTCTTCGAGGAAGGTCTTCCGGGTCTCTTCGAACAAGGCTCGCCACTTAGGCGCCAGACCGGAAGCCGCTTTCTTATTCGGATCGTGGCTTTCGACCAGCTGACGGCTGGCCTCGACGCCAAACTCCTTCTTGACTGCTGTCGACACGATCGACGCGCTATCAAAGCACGCCAGCGCCTGCACGATGTAGGTCTTGACCTCATCGGAGAGTTTTGCTTTTGCCATAGCTGTGTCAAAGTCCGGTCAAGGTGGGCAAGCCATTTGTGGCCGCCGGTGGAGTACCAATGAAGAGCCGATCGGAAATCATCGAGCTGCCGGAACGGCATGAGGTTTTGTCGAAGCTGACGGACTTGATCAACGGAGCGTGTTCCCCTGCCGAAGCTTCTGATTGGGCAAATCGTTGGGTACTTGCTGATCACGACCCAATCGTTGACGTCAGGATTGACGACCGAGCGGTTTGGGATGCCCTCATGCAGATGAGTGGTGCCGACCTGTATGGAGGCGACCGCGAATTTCTCCACGACCACGTGGACTATCAGGCGTGGCTCGACCAACTGCGCAATGGATTCGCCTAGGCCACCCGAAGCAGGCATGTCCCGCATGAATGCTCGATATGAGCGCGGGCAATCTCGGGCGGCCGGTTGGCTGCATCCACCATAGCACGAACGCCAGCGGCATCTGCCCCATACCGACGGACAACGCCGACGAACTGCTCTACGTCGTGTCCTCTAATCGTGAACACCGGCTGGCCTGTCATCTTGTTGAACTTGGGAGCGCCGAAAGCATCGACGTCCTGGGCGGCGTGGTAAAGCTCATGCTCGACCAGCGCCATGAACTCGGCATCGCCGCACTCCTGGCAGTATTCAGCATCAAGCGTGATGATGAAGTCCGGAACGGAGCCGAACCACTCGACGACCTGTTGCTCTGCTCGGGCCTTGGACCACTTGCCCATCGCGCCCTGAGGTGATCCGGTCTCGCACTGGCCTATCACCCGCTTGCCCTTGCGGTTGTTCTCAACCACGGTCCAGAGGTAGCCGATATGGGCATTAGCAAGATGCTCGTGCTCTGGATTGGCAACAGGTGACGACGGGTCAAAGAATGTCGCCTCTACCCACTCGCTGACGTCAGGCGCCGGAGCGAACGATTTGAAACCGTCGAGGCCAAACATAGTTTCCGGGGGATATGGGCGCTGGGAGTTCATTCACCCACCATTCAACCTATGATACTTATAGACGTGTTTATTTGTGTTTGGTCGCTATCACTGTGAACAACGTGGATAAGTGGCGATTATCTTGGCTGATACTGACACTCGCCGGGATCGCTATTGCAACTCAGGGTCGTTCATCGTTCCATTCTGATGCAACCAGAAAGGGATAGATGCATGCTTTATAATGACCCCAAGTACTTTCAGCAGATAGACCACCAAAACTTCCACGAGGAACGGTCGCCCGGTTGGATATCCCCTGACTCAGCGATTTATGGGTGCGTTCACTGCGGGGACGAGATTGCTGCCAACAAAGGCAATCCTCTACCACCTCAGAATCATCACCAACACAACCCGCCAGCGCCGATACGATGGAAGTTGTTGGCGGTGGCCGTGCAGAAGTAGGGAAACTAATGAGCCGGACTTAAACACCCGGCTCTCCATTTCAGGACTGCGGGGGTTAAGTTCCCACATTGATCTATTGCCTTTGACGGGTGCTTGAGCGAATTTCGAAGGCCGAGCATTTCTATGGACTGGCATTGAAAGCTATGAGCAAAACTGTATTCGACACTCTGACCGGCATGTACTTCACGGTTGATGACTCCGATGGAAGCTATGGCACAGGCCAGGTCATTCGCCTCGCTGCGGAGGGCGTCTACTTCATCCGTTTCGACGGAAACGAGGTGCCGCTGCCTTTGGAACTGGCCTCAATCGGCGAGATGTTGGAATCCACTGAAGAAGAATTCAAACGCTGGCGTTTCTTCGACACGATCGAGGAGCGAGACAAGTGGATCGAGTGGTTGGATGCTCCTTCCAAGCCCCGCGTCGTGTCGCTCGTGAGGCCGACGAAGTAATTGGTGTCGCCCCCCCAAATGCAAAAACTCCGCCATCAATAAAGGCATGGGAATGCGGGTCGTTCTCTTGATGCAGCTAAAATACGTGATCGCTAAACCAAGCATGAACGGTTTACGAACGGACAATGCACGGCTGTCGAACTAGTCCGTAAAGCTAATCCTTTTGGTGTAGAGCTACGCCCTCTCACCGGCGGCGTTACTGCACGCGGCTTCTACGACCATTTCCGTTAAATGCGCAAAACCGATTCGCACCCTAGATAGGGCCGGCGCACTGGCAACCGCCAACTCCATTACATCCTTGAGCAATCGGCTTATGTACTGGGCCATCCGCTTTTCTGCGGCGGTAACGGATGAGCTGGCCAGTATCATCATGACGAGACCGTACATGCGCCGGTAGCTATGTGGCTGACGAGCTTCCCGGAGCCATTCAATTCGATCGATTTCCATGCGTCCCCCAAATGTGAAGAGGGGAAACGGTAGAGGCTCTCGATAGTTTCACGCAAAGACCCTCNTATGTGGCTGACGAGCTTCCCGGAGCCATTCAATTCGATCGATTTCCATGCGTCCCCCAAATGTGAAGAGGGGAAACGGTAGAGGCTCTCGATAGTTTCAGAATACGGCGGCGAAAGGTAAATGATCAATTAAGGTTGCCAGAGGTGCGGCGCCCGGATTTCATTGAGTGCGCTCGACTGTCTGTCGCCCTCGTCGCTTGCCTTTGGTCGACATCAGGAAGACAATCACTGGCGGGCACACGGACTGGCTGGCCTTGCGCTCCATTAAAGGAGAAAATCATGAAACTCAAATATACGGTGACAGCGATCGCTATTGCGCTTGCGACTTTGACGATTTCGGCGTGTCAGACTAGGCCAAACTACGATAATCGCCCTTCCTACAGTGGCAACGACCATGGCGGCGGCAACAGCGGTGGCGGTAGTTCCGGATACTAGCCTGCCCCCCAATGAATCTTGCTGGCACTGGAGGCGTCAGCGCTCCCATTCGGTTGACAGAACGAAAACCGTGATCTCTAAATCAAGCATGAACGGTTTACGAACAGACAATGCACGGTTGCCGTAAAGGTAGTCCTTTTGGACGAGTCGCTACCCTTGGATAGCGGGATAAATGGTTGCCCTAGTTGGACCCGAAGAAGACCAGCCGTCTCACGAGGACTTTCCCGGCACGCTTAACCGACACTGAGGGTATCGACGGTTACCCCGTCACGGCATTCTCGGTGGTTTCGGGCAGTATCCGTCAACCCGTGGCGAGATGTGCGCCTGATTTAACCCGCCGCCTCTTATGACCTACCTAGCCGCAATCACATATCTGACGCCGCGGCCTATTCCATAAAGCGCAGCGGCGATAACGAAGAACACAACAACCTTTTCCAAGTCCCCTGAGCCGTTGCCCAGCACAAGGCCAAGCGCCCCGATAGCGGCTGAAAGGATGGCGAGAGCAGTAAAGCCCCAGCAAATCACATTCGCCAGGCGAATCATCATGGGCGATGATGTGGCGGGCTCAGACATGGCAAACTCCAATTGGGATGTTGCCGTATCGCTTACACCAGAAATCCTAACTGGATTGCAAACTCCAAGCTATCTGCCGGGCTACCCCCCCAGCTTGGCTGACGGTGCTGGGTGCGTATCCAGCAGCTTGCTTTAGTGCGGGGCTCGTCAGCTTCCCCTCGGATATGGTTGCGGACACAGGATTTGAACCTGCGACATCCAGCTTATGAGGCTGGCAAGCTACCGGGCTGCTCTACTCCGACAAACTGAAAAATTGGCAGCGTTCTTTTTGAGCGATTGGCGGTGAAAAACCGATCAGAGGCCCGGTGATACCGCAACAGATCAGCCATAAAATCACCTTATGGCTTGAAATATTACACTGCTTCGGAAAATTCAGAAATATCAAGCTATACGGGTACCAAGCCGTTCAGCGTCTCAATCATCGCTTTTATGGTGTTGCGGCCGGTGGCGTCCACAACATATCCGCCCATACCCTTTAGGAAGCCGCCATTGACGACGACGCGGTGGTTTTTCGGGAAAACGTCGCGAGCTTCTTTCCGGGTGAGTTTAGGGCCAGCCTGGTTTTCCTTTTCGATCCGGCGGGCCGGTCGCCGTTCCATTGATTCCAGTTCGGCCGCCTCGGCGGCGCGGATGTTCTCGATGTCTGTAGCTAGGATGCGCAGCGGGCAACCGGCCACACCAAGGATAGCCGAAACTCCGTCGCAGTCGGAAAGCGTATAGAAGCTGTGGGGATCGCGCACGAAGGCGTAACCTACCATCAGTGGGAACCGTTTCACGATGCACGCGTCCGTCCGGTGAAGCGAAGCGAGGGGAAGACGCTGACGACGGTGAAGACTGGCGGGCGTCTGCATGACGGACGTGGCCAATATCGATCTGCTATGTGGAGAAGAACAAGAGCCGTCACGGCACGATGCGCTATTACCTGCGCATCGATGGAAAGCGGATATGCCGACTTCCGGATGATATTCAGAGCGAGCAATTTTCCATTGAATACTGGAAGGCCTGCAAGACCGCCCAGCCCGTGATGGCGCGTGTCGATATTCCGAAAGCTCTGTCCTTCATCGTGAAGCCAAACAGCTTCCGGCTCTGCGTGGAATACATGTGCAGCAACGCTTTCACCACGCTCGACAAGTCCACGCAGGATCGCCGGCGGAATATCATGGAGGCGATGTGGCTGGAACCGTTGAGCGAAAAAGACGGCAGGCTATTTGCCGACATGCCGGTGTCAAAAATGGATGTGGAAAATTTAGAGGTCCTGCGGGATCGCAAGAAAGAGGTGCCCTTTGTGGCTGACGATGCGCCGTGTCTTCGACACGAAGAAGGATGGCAAGCCCGTGGTGCCGAACATCGCTCGGCTCGTTGAACCATTCCGCGCCTATAGCGACGGGCACCACACCATCGCGCCCGACGAGATCGGCAAGTTCATCGATCACCACGGCCAGAAGTCGAAAGCCGTACTGGCGCTGTCGCTGTTAATGCAGACCGGCTTTCGCGTATCGGACTTGGCTGTTATCGGCCCGCAGCATCGGTGTGGCGATATTCTCAAGCTGCGGCTATTCAAGAACCGCAACCGGACGCCGGTGGATATCGAGATTGCCATTCACCCGATCCTTGAAGCCGTGATGGAGTTGCACCCTGTCACCGGGCTCACCAATGTGCGGACTGAGTTCGACAAAGCTTTCACAGTGAAGGGACTTGGAAACAGAGTGTCCGCATGGTTCAGCCAGGCAAGGGGCTGGCAACTGATCAGGCGCACAACGAAGCCACCGACTATATGCTGGAAGCGATGTTCGGCTGGAAGGACGGGAAGACATCCAAGATCTACACGCGCAACGCAGACCATGCGCGGCTGGCCAGACAGGCCGTATCGAAGATCAACTGTGATGGGATGGGCACGAAATTGCTCGAAAGCAAGGACGGGACGGAGGGGTGA